CATATGTCATCTACAGCAACAGCTAATCACATTGCAAAGATTGAGGTAATTAGACACCCTGAATCTTTCTCAGATGTAGTTAGAGGTTTACACGTGTTTGGAAGAAAAGTATTAAGAGACAATGCTTTAGTTCTTTCACACATTTTAATAGACTAATAGGAGGATAATTAAATGGCAACTTTAACAGTAACAGGTAATACTTCTTCTGCAGCTAGTCTACCAGTGGGTAAGCCTGTAAGAATGGTCACACAAGTTGTGGACTTTTCTTCTTTCACTAACGCATCAGGTGACGTTGTACAAGTAATCGAAGTACCTGCAAACACTTTATGTTTGTATGCAGGTCTAGATGTCCTAACCGCTGACGGTGCAGGTAACTCTGGAACATTAGCACTTGGTGATGGAGCAGACGTAGATAGATACGTTTCAGCTTCAACAGCAACTGCAGGTATAGAAGTAACCAGAGAAAGAGCAGGTACTAGTGCAATGGGAACAACATCTGTCGGTTATGGTGTATATACTGCTGCTGACACTATCGACTTAACAATTGCATCAGGTGCAGTGGACTGTAAAGTCCGTGTATTCTGTGTACTTGCTGATTTTGATGGCGAAGGCGACTCAGAAGCACAAAAAGTATCTATTGCATAATAGAACACACAGGGAGGGGTTTAAGCCCCTCTCTTTAATTTAAATGAAATTTTTTGTTGTATTAGTTATATTATTACATGGAGAAGTATCTCCAAAACTTTTTACATACAGATTTGTAGAATTTACAGAAGTAAAAAATTGTAGTGTATTTATACAAGCTAAAAGACCACAACTAAAAGAATCAATAGAAAAACAGTTTCCCGTAGAAACCATACACTCAAGCATGATGGTTTGTATGACACAAGAAGAAATAGACGCACTCAACCAAGTAAAACAGGATAGCAAATGGCAGGAACAAAAACATATTTAACATTAACTAATTTAGCACTTAATGAATTGAATGAAGTAGAACTAACAAGTTCTAACTTTACTTCAAGTAGAGGTGTTCAAACTTCTGCTAAAAATTTTATTAATAAAGCTGTTAATGAATTATATATGGCTGAAATAGAATGGCCTTGGTTACATACAAATGGAACACAAGCTACTTTTTCAGGACAACAAGAATATACTTTTCCTGCTGCATTTAGAAAAGCAGACTTTGATAGTTTTAGAATTAAACCAACAGAAAGAATTACTAATGGTGAATTTACATCAAACATAACTAGTTGGACAACTGTTAGTGGTAGTCCTGCTTATAACTCTACAGGTAATGGTAGACTACGATTAAATGCTGCAGAAGTAACACAATCTATTTCTACTGTAGCAAATAAAAAACATAGAATAAGTGTTAGAGTAATGGACCCAAGTTCTAGTGGTAGTTCTATTACACTAAAAATAGGAACATCTTCTGGTGGTACACAAGTATTATCAGATACTATAACTGTAACTGATACAGGTAATGGTAAGATATTATCAACTAACTTTACACCTACAACAAGTTCTGTATTTATTGGACTAGCTAATTCATCATCTGATAATTTAGATATAGATTTTATTAGAGTATCACAAGATGAAATTCCTTTACATTTAGCATATTTAAGTTATGATGCATACTTACAAGGATTATATACTAAGGATGAAGTAACTGATGACTCACAATATGGTAAACCTTTATTTGTATACAGAACACAAGACCATTTAAGTTTTGGATTATCTCCTATACCTGATGGAGATTTTTATACAGTCGAATACGAATATTTTAAAACACATACAGAGTTATCTGCAGCTACAGATACTTTAGATTTACCAGATAGATATGCAGACGTAGTTGTTAATAGAGCAAAATATTACTTATATAAATTAAGAAATGATGTACCTATGGCAAATATTGCAAATGCAGAATATGAAAGAGGAGTACAAAGAATTAGAACAGAGATGTTAAATAAACAAGATTATATGAAAGATACTAGAGTAAATCTAAATACTACATCTAGAACAACAAGCAACACTTCTGTTTTAACTTTTACATAAAATGGCACAGGTACAACCTTCAGTTGTTAGTTTAGGTGGAGGATTAATCTTAAATAAAGATGTGTTCTCTATGTCTCCGGGTGAGGCATTACAACTACAAAACTTTGAGCCAGACATTGAAGGTGGTTATAAAAAAATATTAGGAACTACAAAGTTTAATTCTAATATAGTTCCGCAAGTATCTGCATCTAGCGAAAGAGTCGTTTTTACTGCTATCTTTAATGATGTTGTATTAGCAGGTAGAGGTGGAAGTATACATAGAGGTAGTGCAGGTTCAGGTAGTTGGACATCTACTATTACAGGTTTAGGAACACCCACACAAAACTATGAACATAGATTATTTAACTTTGATGGCACAGATAAGATTGTTATTACTACAGGAACATCTAATCCACAAATATTAAACAGTTCTTTTAGCACTAGTGTTGTTAATGCAAGTGGTACGGCTAACTTTAAGTTTGTAGAAATATTTAAGAATCACATATTTTTTGCAGGAGATTCTAATAATAAACAACAAGTTAGTTTTATGGGACCAACAGAAACTAATGATTTTACTAGTAACAATGGTGGCGGCACAATTAAAGTTGATGCAGAAATTGTAGGACTACGAGCTTTCCGTGATAGTTTAATTATTTTTGGAAGAGATAAAATATTTAAATTAACAGGAACATCTGTTTCTAATTTTGCTGTAACTCCTATTACAAGAAACATAGGATGTACAGATGGTAGAAGCATACAGGAATTAGGTGGTGATGTTATATTCTTAGCACCAGATGGATTAAGAACTATTGCTGCTACAGAAAGAATTGACGATACAGAATTAGGAACTGTATCTAAACAAATACAAACTAGAATTAATGAAATAACAACACACAATATTAATTCTTTAGTTATTAGAAGTAAATCACAATACAGACTATTTTTTCCTACAGGAACTTCACAAGCAGAAGATTCATCAAGAGGATTATTATCTGTTATTAAAGCTAATCCTAATACAGGTTCACTAGGATTTGAGTATGGTGATATAAAAGGTTTAAAAGTTTCTAGCACTGACTCTGAATTTATATCAGGTTCAGAAACAATAATTAGTGGTGGATATGATGGTTATGTATATAAACAAGAATCAGGAAATGTTTTTACACAAGCTAGTACAACTAAAAATATAAGTAGTATATATAGGTCTCCTGATATGACAATGGGTGACCCCGGTATACGAAAAAATATGCAAAAAGTAATTTGGAATATTAATCCAACAGGAACATTATCATCTAGTTTTTTATTAGAGTATGATTTTAGTGATGATGAAGTTCCACAACCAGAGCCATATACACTATCTCAAACAGGTAATATAGCACAGTATGGTTTAGCAGAATCTACATACGGAACAGCAGTTTATGGTTCTACAGGTTCTAACTTAATTAGACAAGCAGTTGAAGGTAGTGGGTTTACGATTGCAGCTAAAATATTAGACGCAACAAATAATAGTCCAGTAGCTTTAAAGGGATTTGAAATGGAATTTTCAGCAGGAGGAAGAAGATAATAAATGGGTGACACTTACACAAGACAAAGTTCTGCAACCATCGTTGATGGTGGAACTATTGAAGCATCTCATTTTAATGCAGAGTTTGACCAATTATTAGCGGCCTTTGCTGCTAGTTCAGGACATACCCATGATGGAACTGCAGGTGAGGGTGGACCTGTAACAAAGTTATTAGGTAACACTTTAACATTTGGTGCAGGAACAGCAGGTACAGATATTACAATTACCTTTGATGGTGAGAGTAATGATGGTGCATTAAAATGGATGGAAGACGAAGACTACTTTGAGTTTTCAGACGATATCCTTGTAGCTAGTACAGAAAAATTACAGTTTAGAGATACTGCAATATATATTAATTCTTCTGCAGACGGGCAGTTAGATTTAGTAGCAGATACAGAAATACAAATAGCAGCTACCACAGTAGATATAAATGGTAATGTAGATATATCAGGAACACTAACAGTTGCAGGTGCGTTAGACTTTGGCGATGCTAACATAACAAATGTTGGAAGTTTAGCCCTAGATACTATTACCAGTGATGGCAGTACAATTACTTTAGATTCTAGTGGAGATATTATTTTAGATGCTGATGGTGCAGATATTACACTTAAAGATGCAGGTACAACTTTTGGTAGCTTAACAAATTCTAGTGGTGAGTTAGTAATTAAATCAGGCTCAACACCTACTACAGCTATTACATTAAGTGGTGCTAACACAACTATTGCAGGTAACTTAACAGTAGACGGAAACTTTGATGTTACAGGAACTTTAGATTTTAGTGACTCAGCTATTACTAATGTCGGCAGTATTCAATTAGACAGTATTGTAGGCGATGCAGATGCTAACACATCTATTGCATTTAGTGGTTCAGATGTTATCACGATGACTACAGGTGGCACTGCTGCTTTAACAATAGATGCTAGTCAAAATGTAACAATTGCAGGAGACTTAACAGTAACAGGTGATGATATCACTATGGGTACAAATACTGCAGGTAATCTTTTAATAGCAGACGGAACAAACTTTAATTCTGTAGCTGTCGGTTCTTTATCAGAAATATCTACAGTAGCAAATGATGATGTATTCTTAGCAGTAGATACTTCAGGTGGTGGACTAAAGAAAATTACAAGAAGTGCTGTTGTAGCAGGTCTTGCAACATCAAGTGCTATATCAAATGTAGCCGAAGATTCTACACCACAACTAGGTGGAGACTTAGATGTTAATGGCAATGATATTGTATCAGTATCAAATGGCAATATTAATTTATTACCTAATGGTAGTGGTAAAGTTATTTTAGATGGTAATGGTTCTTCAGGTGGTGTATCTATAACAGATGGATTAATAGATATTAGAACAGGCACAGGTGAAGTAACTAAAGTAAAGTTTT